CGAACATCAGATGGTTGGTTTTCTTACAAAGTTAATGGGACTTTGACGAGTGGTCAAATGAACACTTCTTTAGTAGGAATACTAGTTGTTTGCGGTATACTCCATAAACTAACGAAAAGATTTAGATTCTGTTTGAAAAATGCAGGTGATGATTGTCGTATAATAGTGGAACGGAAACATTTAAGGAAGTTTATTAAAGCGGTCAAGCAACGTTTTGCCTTATTTAATATGTTTGTTACTATTGAAGAGCATGAAGATATGCGACAATCAAATTTTTGCCAGACACATTTGATACGTGTGAATGGTGAATGGACTAGCACCCGTATACCAGAATCTTCGATAACAAAAGATGCCGTTTGTGTGAGGAATTATACTTCTCCACAACAAATTGCTGCTTGGCTAAAAGCAGTGGGCCTAGGAGGTTTGTCAAACCATGGTGGTATACCAGTTTTGCAAAATTTCTATCGTGCATGTATCAGAATTGCCGATGATAAATTAAACTCCTTGAAGTTATCAAATAGACAGAAGCGGACTGTACGTAAAGTTGTACAGGAAGCAATTAAAGAGCGGAGCAGTTGGGGACCGTTGTTGTGGAACAATTATTCAGAACCCTCGGATCAAACGAGACTGGATTATTTTGTATCATTTGGAACAACACCTGTCAGCCAATTGCTTTTGGAAAAATTTTATGATACTGTCGAGTTCAATTGGGAATTAGGCGTTATGCCCGTATATAATAATTTATCCCCGCTCTTTTGAGTGTCCCTGTCCGTGATGACGTTAAACTAGTAGTTGGCGGACTTCTCCGTCATTGGGTCCTAACAAGTAATAACCCAAAACGTTTCCTTTTATGAGAGTACTTTTGAGCCACTTATATAAGGAGTAAATATTTACGTGCTAAACAAAATGCCGAGAGACTGCACGGCGTTCCCATTATATATTGTTTTTATTGACATTTTTTCAATGTGTAAGGTTTTGTTAGGATGAACAGTCCCTTGTTTGTCATGAGGGATCCAATATAATGACAAACAAAACAAAAACTGTAGCTAAGAAGGCTACACAACCAAAATTATCGTCTGTATCAAAACAGATGAAAAATATGAGAATTAATACTAGTGGGAGGCCTGGTCCATCATCCTCTGTATCTAAATTACAGAAATTCTTTCCTAAAGGTGTACCATCTATGTCGCGAAAGTGTGTTACTGTTGACGAAGACGAATATATTACTGACATTTCGTCCACTACGTCGTTTACTAATACACAATTCGCGCTTAATCCAGGACAGAGTGGAACGTTCCCTTGGCTGTATAAGATTGCGGCTAATTGGGAAAAGTATAAATTCAACAAGATCGAATTTTATTACAAACCTGAAGCTAGTGCTTATGCAACTGCGGGACAAACTGGTAAAGTTATTTTATCATTTGATTATGATGCTGCGGATGCTGCACCCACATCGAAAACTATGTGTGAGGATACTGATCCTCATGTTGACTGCATGCCTTATGAAGAGTGTTATCTTCCCCTTGATGTTGCTTTTATTAATGACACTCTTACGGGCAAATATGTACGACCTGGTGGCGTTCCTGGAGCCACCGATATAAGACTTTACGATGGTGGTAATCTAAATGTTAGTACTTATGGTACAACTACTGGAGGTGTTTGTGGTGAGATTCGTGTTCGTTATTCCGTTACATTTGAGAAGCCAATACTTGAGCCCGCTGCTACTATATCCAATAACTATTCAGTTGCTCATTTCCAGTCTACTACAACTGAGGTAGCTGGTGCAACAACTGTTGGTACAACATTATTACTTGCAACATCTGTAGTAAATGGACTCGGTATTGTAAATACTTCGGGTTCATTTTCATTACCGTTCGGAAATTATCTTGTTATAGCACGAAATGCGATTACATTTACTGCAGCCAATCAAATCCTTGGATATAATTTGGATGTACAAAGAAATGGTGTTACCACTGTGCCTGCAGGTTCCTTATACGGTATGAACACGTCTGCTCAACTTTCTATAGGGACACCACTTAACACTGGTGACATTTCTTTCTTTTTACAGTCTACCACTGCGGCTAATGCATATACACTGGTATCCACACTAACATATAATGAAGGTGCTGCTACCAATGCTGGTCAGCTTATTTTCATATCTATTTAATCTTGGTTGTCCGTAATGACGTTAAACTACAGTCACCATTTGATCCATCTATAGTATTACCCGTATAGAAATGTGCTGGGAAATGTAGTGTTTGATAATGGTGATGTCCTATCCTAGCACCTTAATTGGAGACGTCTTACGAACGTCGGATGCGAGTATGCACGTTATCATACCAGGTTACGAACTGGTTCCTGCGTGTAGTTAGTTGCGTATACTATTGCGTACTTTATGATAACACGACTAAAAGCGTGTATGGCAATGCCGAAACATTGTTAGGTCATAGTGGTGTTTAGATGAACGACCTATTCATCTGATTCACGAAACGTATTGCGAATAAGAAGATTCCCAAGAGGGAACACGTTGCAATTTTTCGAAACCTGCTTACTAGGTATATTGTAAGAAGAGCTGATGTGATCTCTAGCGAAATCTAAG